CGTTGTATTTCAGTATCAACTTCTTGACTTCCTCGACTTCATCTTCTGCCCGGGAGTCTAATTTCATGGCGTTCAGAATGTCCCCGGTTTTCGGGTCCATGATGACGACCGTAGTTTCTCGCCCCCAATCAATTCCCATCACACAAGTTTTCGGCGCTGTGAGAGACAAAGTTGCTGACCTATTGGCGTCAATAGTCGCCAGCGCTTCTGCAAATGTGAGAGGTTTTGTCGAACCTGCGAAAAATTCTCCAAGAACTTCGTTTGAAAATCTGCGCGGAGTGTATGTTTCGCGCTTCTGTTCAATGTCCTCGTCTGTAATCTCCGGGTGCATCTTCTGTTCAATGTGATAACCGATTAAGTCCGAATCACCGTGGACCCACTTCTCGCCATCCCATTCTCCCTTCGTGGTCTTCTCCCATAACTTCCAGAATTCCGAGCCCTGCTCACGAGCAGTTCCGGAGACAACGACCCATTTGTATTCGCTCAAGGCCAACATCTCAAGCAACATCGGAAGAATGTCTCCCCCGCTATCTTGGTATTCGTCAATGCAACACAAGTCGGCTTCGACTCCCAGCAAGGCGTGAGCGTCGCCCCAATTTGAGTAGGCATAGAAGTGGTTCAGTGAGCGAGCCCCGACATTGAATGTCTGATGGCTGACTGAACTCTTCACCTTCGCGTTCATCAGACAACCATTGTTCACGCTGGACATGAGAGCGCCATTGAATCTCTCTTCAACGAAGCGAGTGACCTGTGGTTGTCGCGGGGCCGTATAGACGGCATTGAAGTAGGGAATGTTGAGCAACCCATACATCAGAAGGTTGCAAATTGTCTCAGTCTTCTCGACTTTACGACTGCATTTCAGAACGATAATTTTCGCTTTCGAATTCTTCTCGGTTGGTTTGAAGTGACGGTATATCTCAATCAAATATGGACGAAGCGCAAGCGAGAACGGCTGACCGTTAATGGTGCGGAAATACTGCGACCACCGGTCGGGATAAAGGGCGATTTCTCGGGCCTGCTCTATCGTCAGCGGGTCTGCCATCAGTTAGTCTCGGGCTGATGTTCCACTTTAGACCATTCGTCGCAGGCGGCGCTGGCGTCGCTCATTGTGTCGAATGTTTGGACTATCGTGTTGGTGTCGAGGTCGATGACTGCCCAAAGTCCGGGTCTGATTTCAAGAGCCTTTAGATTGACTACGGCGTGAACCTTCTGAATGATTGGGCGTGCGGTCTTGAGTGACCAAGGAAGCGAGAACCTTTTTGCGCATACCGGACCATATCCCATAGCGGTCGAGCGCTCATCGTCAAGCGCACGCTGGCAAAAGGAGCATCGTCCAGCCAACTTCCCCATCTCAGTGAGTGAGGTTATTGGGTCGATTTTGAAATTCTCAAGAGCCTCCACTATCCAATGCGGAGTGTTCTTCGCGTGGTAGTATGAGTTGTCTATCTTGTTGATGAGCCCGTGGAATGTCTGGCTTCTGATTGCGCGAACTGTCCTTTGGACTTCTTCAACGACAAGTTCCTCCTTGGCGCGGAATAGTTGGTCCTTCTTGCGGTTGCCGGGCTGGCGGATTCTCAGTTCGTGAGTGTGGCCATCGGGTGCATCGACCCAAAGAGTGACGGATGGTTCCTTCAACTCCTTCTCTCCGGAGTCTCCGGAGCGTGCGATAAGTTCGGTGACTGCACCGTAGCCTTCCAGACCGACCTCGACCGGTTGTGAAGCGGCGCGTTCTGCGGCCTTCTCAGCCAATGTCTCAAGCCAGAACTGTTGCTTTCGTGAAACGAATCCTCGCGCGTCCCATTGGTTAATCAAGTCTTGAGCGAACTTCTGATTCTTCTTTGGAAGAAGGTCTTTGTGTTCTCTCAGAATCTTGAGTTCTGCTGGCTCGTTCTTCATGCGAACCTGCTTAGGTGAACCGCCCTTATTCTCGTTGTATAGTTTCTCGACCCAATACAACTGCTTCGGGCTCAAGGTTCCCTTCCTGTCGAAGTTGGTGCATAGGGAAGTTGCGAATGATTGGCTCTTGACCGGCAAGTTTCCAATGATTCCCCGTAGGTTGTTCACATGACTCTCAATGTTTTCGCTCATTAATCTAAGGGAGTCAGCCCACCCTTATAGACCTTTTGGTTGAGAGTTCCGAAACATTGAGAGTTTGAAACTCAAGACCACGGGTCACGGCGCTTCTCAGCCATCTTGGCTTCGCGCTCAACTCTCTCGGTTGCCCTGCGAAGTTCTGTTGCCCTTCTCTTCTGAGTTCTCTCCCAGCGTCCGGAACCGACATTCAATGCGGCCTCGCATACGGGGATGATAGCGTCGTCGTCAAGTCCAGAAAAGTGGATTGCCCATTGGAACCCACGAGCGAACATCTTCACATCAGTCACCTTTCGGCCGGATTCCTTGGAGAATAGGTGAATGTAGCGCGAGTCCGCCTGTAGCGACTCCCACACTTCTTCTTTGACCCAAATAGCGCAAGCGCCACCACGGGAACCGTAAATCGCCCCGATTCTTTGGTTAGAGCCGGAGATTCCGATTGCCTCGTAATCCACCGAACCTGCTTTCTTTTCGTCTATCGTGCAACCGTTCGAGTTGAAGAAATCTCTAATCTTCTGACGGGTTGCCTGCTTTATCTCATTTTTACTCATCTTCTGTGCCATCTGTATTACCTGTGCCTGTATCTTCATCGTAGTTCCCCACCTTCTTAACCTTTCTCAATACAAATGATTCTGACCAAACTCCATTATTAAACTTTCCGCAACAGTCATCGCACGCCGATTCTGGCTTGAGCGGCTTCCCTTTGAGAATCACTTTGTCGCAGTTCGGACATTCGTAGCGATGTAGTCTGCCATCTATTCTGGCTCCAACTTCCAAAGCGCGGACGAATTTCTTTCGTTGGTGAACATAATCTTCGAAGTCTTCCCACCCTTGTTCTATTGAGCGGAATAGGTCGCCGTGACCTGCTTCTGGTCCGAGGACGAAGTGAATTAATTCGTGACGAATCAAACCCTTGAGCAAAATCGGCTGGTTCCACTCGAACGCTCTCGGATGAATTGAGAGAGTCGGAATGTCGCCCATCGTTGCCGTAGCAAGGGTTCGAATCGTATCTGCACGAAGATAACGCATACGCATCCACGAAGTCCCCATCGGAAGTCCACCGAACCGATTTGGTTCGTCGTGACGAAGTTTTCGATAGATGTTGCGAACGCGAATTAGGTGTTCAGTCCGAAGCGGGTTCCGGAATTCCATCCTCAATCCTCCTTATCTCAAGGAAGTTCCCCACCCTTTTAATCGCTATCTCCATACCCGGATTCATGGTGAAAAGAGATTCGACATATCGCCAAGCCTTAATCGACTCTAACGGAACTAAGTGCATTCTCCCTTGTCTGAGATAACGCGAACCGAGGTCCACGGCAGTCGTCTGAGGTCTGCTGGTATTCTCAAGGAACTTCTCATAGTCCTCATCGGTTGTTTCGCTCATTCTCACGCATCTCCTTGTCCATCAATTTGAAAGTGGCATCTTTGGTGTAGCCATAGACGACATTCATTCCGAATCCTATTTCGTGAAGCGATTTCGACGCCGCTAATATCCGCTCAACAATATGGGGTGGAGGGTCGCATTTTTCGCCGCCCACATCGTATTGAAAAACGATTGTGAATTTCTTACTCATATTCCACCATCACCTTTACGCCACGAGGAACCCTAATTCGAACCGTCTTGACTCGTCCACTCCCGTCATCGGGATTGGTGAAAGTCTTCTTCTTTGTCTTGGAACCCTTGGGCCGACCACGCTTCTTCTTTCTCTTCGGTTCGGCGGTGCGCGTGTGAGCCTTCACTGTGACTGAACCATCGGCTCTCGTGTGTTCTGGTATCTGAATCTCGTCTGCCTTAATCTCGGCCATGACTTCTTCGATTGAAGGTGCATTGTCTATCACGGCTCTCATGTTATGTGCGTAATCATTCGGATTATCGAGCAACTGTAGTGGGATTAGTGGAATTTCCTTGTTGTGAAAGTGAGGATGAATCCAAAAGAAGCGTCGGTTGTATGTATAGCCCAACGACGCAAGCCATTTCTTGACGAGAGCCCATTCTGAGTTCGTCAGCCTGTCTCGCTGAGAGGGTGGGAATAGTGGAACCCAATCAGACTCGACCTTTGCGCGAGGCATTCCTTCTTTGCCTGCCTGTATGATGAAGTGCTGGAATGCGTGTGTCTTGAACCGCATCCATTTCATCGGCCGGTTGGTTGTTTCATTCGTCATATCAACGGCTCAACGCCCACCTATATGAACGACGCGGCCCTCTCAATGATTCTATCTCTCAAGAATCATTCGAATTGCGTTTGGAGACTCAGAATCGTAATCAATTTCCCACATCTGGGGGCTGACCTGCCTATTGAGGTTCATAACTTCGATAGGATGGCATTCTGTCTGGAAGCCAAGGTGCTGAAACATATCTATCAAATGTTGAGGTTGTGAAATCACTTTGATTGACCACGGCTTCTCCGCAAGTTCGTCAGTTGCAATTGTCCAGCCCATGTCGGTTTCGACTACTGTGAGACTCCACATGGAGATTCCCAAGCGCAACCCCCCTATCAATGTTCAGTTGAACTCAAGGAGAAGGTCGGCGGTTGCGGAGTTGAGTGTGACCACGACACAAAGTCCCTTGAGGAACATCAATCCGTTGAAGTTGTAATCGACTGAACCGGTTCTGAGAGTGTAGGTGTGAAGTTTGTTCCCTGCGGCTATGTCTGCGACAGCGGCGCAATCGTGGAGCGCTACTGTTGCGGCGTTGTTGCTCGTATTTCCGGTCAAGCCATACATCACAACGGGGCCGACGCTGATGTAATTATTGCCAGCGGCGAGACTCTTACCTGCGGTCATTGAACCGTCAAGCGCCCTTCCGGGTTATTGACTGTTTCAGTTCCTAACATTTCCGATTGTCTGAGGTGTGAAGTGCATATCGCGCTCGATTCCTCCGAAAACCCTGTGAGAAGCGCATTCCTCAAGAGTGGATAGGTGGAAGTAGCCGAACTCACCATCGCTTCCGTGAGTGTGGTTCACGATGTAGCCGAAGAAAGTGTTCTCTCCGTCGAACTCGGTTGCATAGAAGTCCATGTTTGCTGAGAAGTAGTGGACATACGCGGTAGCGTTCATTCCGGACCCGTCCTGTGCGTATAGCGCGGGTAGTGCGTTTCTGTTTGCTTGTGTAATCATCATCTGTCTTGCCATGAACAGACGAGGGGGTGTCCCTATATGAAGGTTTCGTTATATCAATGTCTTGATGTATCAATAGAAACCTTTATTAATAGAATACCTCTCCCATTAAATGTGGGAAGGAGACTTCTCATGGGGACGAATCCCCGGGCGAATAAATCTCGAAGGATTACCGAATAGGAGCAGTCTGGCTTGCTGGGCATACATCTCGAAGGCTGGTAAGAATAGGAGCATCGCCCGGACAGGGATAGTCCCCGGGAAGAATGCGAGGCTACATCGAAGGGTGGCAGTCAATCCCCGTAATGAGGGATGCCTTCTTGATTCAGTAATGAATATGATAGTTGGGTAGGCTACGAACAACAAACAGTCCGTTGGGAAAACTCGCTAACGCTGTAGGACGGCATAAGGCTAACTGTCCCGGCTCTTATCGAGAGCAACGGCGTTTGTCGGGGTGTGAACAGAAAATTGCGGCGCATCACTTGATACCGTGCCACGACTTTCTTCCCGAATGTTATTTCTTCCGGCCCCGACGGCCGAACGCTTTCTTCTTCTTCTTTTCCCGCTTGGCTTTCGATGCGGCCTCTTGCTTGAGCCGCTTGGTGATTACATCGGCGGGGAGAATCTGCTGAGTGAGCGGGTCTTGGCGATAATAGCCGGGATGCTTCGCCTCTCTCCGCTCCCTTGAGCAAATGTCGCAGAAGTGGACGGAGTTCTCGTCGTGTGTGAGATACTTGGAAACTTCTGGAACTTGATTGGCCGCTTCAAGGGAAATCTGTCGCCCGTCATCGTATTCAGTGGCGATGATGCAACGGCGTCCGTGAATCTTGCAGGTGTGTCCGTGGTCGCCGCAGGTTTTCTTCACGCCCATTATCTTCCCCCCTTCGCTTTACCACCGAGCGGGTGTGGGGTCATAATCGCTTTCGTGAATATCTTTTCCAATTGGTCCGTCAATTTATCCCAATCGAAGTTCTCTTCGGCGAACTTCCTCCCTGCGGAGCCTCGGGCGGAGCGTAGCGAATCGTCGTCATAGCATTCCTCCATCGCCGCACGAAGACGGCCAACATCGACCAGCCCCATATTCACAGCCCACTGAGGACCCATGATGGTCGTCGAACATTCCACCAACCAACCGCGCTGGTTCACGCCGACGAGTTCTGGACCGGTCGAGTTCATCGGGAGAATGATTGGAAGTCCACACGCCATCGCCTCCGCGCTTGGTATTCCGAAGCCTTCA